TCAATAGGTGGCTACTTTACCAGATTCTTTTGTGTCTGTAACGACAGATTGCACGTAGGACAATAACCAAAAACTTTTTCGCCCATCCTTGTATGGCCTTTGGTATCTGCCTTCACGAATCCGAGCGTCTAGAGTTTCAGGTTCGATATTGAGCATGTGTGCAAATTCTTCACGACCAACTCGGCGTTCTTCTTTTGACTGAGCAATACGTTCAGCTACAGCAACAATCTTTTCTAGAATGCTAGCCTCTATTTTAACTATTTGTCCCATTTACCCCTCCTTACTTTCCGCTTTACCATCTTTCACACCTTGTTCATAAATAAGCTGAAAGATTGGCTTCATGGTTACTAAAGCAGGCTTCATAATAGTTGCCATTGCAATGCCATAAACATCGATATTTACTTTGTTCATTTCATCCATAGAAACTTTGAAGACTTGCTCGAAACGTTGGTTTACTTCACTCATCCCTCAGCTCCCGATTCGCTTTCCAGCTTCATTGCACCTTCTTCTGGATACTCACTTATATAAACGTAGTAACCACTGCCGCTATGAGCTTCATCAAACCAAGCAATTGTTAATTCAGTTTCTAAAAGTTCTGGATCTTTGTTTGGTGCACCAAAGTTTGCTGCTGCATATAATTGCTCACAGGTTAAGTAAATCTTTTTCTCTGGCACCGTCTCGGCTTTGGCTTTATTCCATAACTGCCAAGCATCATTAGTTACAATATTGAAATAGCCATTCATTGTTTCACTGAATGCTAGGATGTCATTTTTACGAATAGCACTTTCACGTTTAAAAATTTCTGTAGTTTTGAATTGTGATTCAAAAGGGATACGTTCATTACCTGTCATTTAAGCCACCATCTCTGCATATTCTTCTTTAGTCCACTCAACAAACTCTTTATAAAGTTGTTGTGCTGGTTTATTTAAACGGTTGTTGTAGTCGATCGTTATGCGGCGCCAAGCGACTGGTACCGCATAATGTTTGGTTAGAAACATTGCTTGATCCATGCCTTGCCGGACTATTACATAGCCCAGCAATTGCAAGTAGTACATAAAACCAAGCATGTGTTTTTGGCTTACTTTCTTGTACTGATCTTTCATATTAGAAGCCATCCACTAATAGATAATCAGGCTCTGCTTCTGGTTGAGAAACTGCTGGATTTTCTAATTCATAGCGGCGTTTTCTCACATACCCCATTAGCTTCGGTTGAATCTGCGGATCTCGTGCAGCCACGTCTATTTCCAAAGCATCTAGCGTTGTAAGGTCTGGTGCAGTTTGGATTTGAACCATTAAAGAGGGTGGCTCATTAGCAGATGCCTTTTCTTTTTCTAGCTCTTCAAGACGTTTGTGAGTGGCGAGAAGGATAGGCTTCATTTGTTCGTCATCCCATGTACGGGTATAACGATAAACCGCATTTACTTCTGCAGGTGTTTTTGACTCTTTTACACGCTGTAGAAGAGCATCTAATGCCTTCTGATATTCAGGATCTACTTTAGGCTCGTTAGTTTCTGGAACTAACAGATCTTCAGATGTGATGACATTTGTTTGTTCGGTAATAACAATTGTTGGTTGAGTTTCTGCAGAAATAACTTCACTAGGCTTTTCAGCTTTTGATTTTTTGCCTCTCTGTTTTTTAGGTTCCTCACCAAGACGAATAACACTAAAATCGTCACTAACTTCAAAACCTAACGCTTTAGATAGTGCTTTTAATTGAAGCTTGGCATTTTCTGCATCACGCTGAACAAAACCACTATTAATAGATTCAATTAATGCGGTGGTTTTAAAATTCACGACGTAAATAGAAGGCGAATATGTAGTAATTACAAAAACATCCTGTCCTTCTTCATATTCATCAATAGTCAATGGTTTTGTGAATGTAATGCCAGCCAGTTCAATAGTTTCGATTTTGATGCAGAATTCAAAATCCGGTTTACCAAACACAGAAGCAGGGAACTGATCTAAGTCAGAAAAGTCCAACATGTCTCCAATAGGACGACAAAGAACAGTTTTACCTTTTTGAAGAGCTGCAAATGCTTCAGCTGCAGTGATTAGATTATTCATGCTGTCATCCCCGTTTTAGCTAATGTTTCAATGTCTTGTTTAACTGCCTTAAGTTTTGCTGCTTCAATTTGAATAAGGGCATCGATACCTAAGTGCTCACAAACTGTTTTTACATCGAGGCCGCGTTCAGCTATGAAGTTTTGAAGTTCATCTCTTTGTTGATCTGAGATACCGTTAAATTCAGGTGGACTAATCCAAGTGCCACGTTGCTTATCAAACGTGCAATTCAATGCTTTAGCCCTCATTAACATTGCTTGGCGCATGTTCTGGTAATACATGTGTTCTTTATCAAGCGACTCAGTTAATTGATTAAGGTCACCTGCATGCTCTGCTTCCTCACAGCTTTGTTTCCAGTTTTCTAGCTCTTCTTGGGCTTTAGCTGCTGCAAGTTGTGCAGGCGTTAAGGTGTTAATGTGGTCTTTAGCTTGAGTAATCAGGTCAGCCAAGAAAGTAGGGTGTGCTTTAAGATCAGGTACCCATACTTCACCGGTTTCACCGCCTAAAGCACCTGAGTTTTTCGCATGATGTGTAGGCGAAGGTTTGAAATTAATAACGCGGGCATTTTTACCTTCACCAGTAGTAACAGTTGTTAGATAACCCATGACATCTGCGATACGGTAAAGCTCGTTACGGTTTTTACCACCTAGATCGGTCGGTAAATAATTTGATCACCGTTTTGATCTTCTGATGCGTGTGCAATGAAAACAACATCTTTACCTAAACTATCAAAGTATTGATGTATTGCTTGAAGTTTGGTTCGCTAACCTTGAGCCTTTAACTTTAAAGAACCATCTTTTTGACGGTTATTTGCCGTAAGTAACAGGTGGGTTTTAATGCATTCAAGCATTGCACCCACGGTATCAATGACTACGGTTTTATATGGTGCTAAGTCCTGCGGAGTAAGGTTTGCAACATCACTCCATTGTTGAACCTGTACAACCGCACCACGACGTAATTCACCAGTACGGTGAGCACCACGGTCAAAGTCAAAAGAAATTGCTTTTTCCGCAGTAAAGCCCATGGATGATTTACCTAAGCCAGGATCAGCGTATAGGTACACAATAATTGCTTGAACCAATAAAGTTTGGTCAGCAGTAATAATCGGTAGAGCCATTTTTATTATCCTTATCTTGAGCCA